GCCGCCGGATCCGGGCCGCCGATCGGCAGGCCAGGCGCGGTCGGGGCCGGGTCGGACGCACCCGCGCTTTCACCGTGAAAGGTGGGAACGTCAACGATTTCAGTAGCTTGGCCCTCGATGTACCCGGTCTTCGTACCCGAGACCCTGCTCGCGAGCTCTTTCAGCGCCTCCAGGTGCAGCGTGTGCGTGTGCGTCACGGTCGCGTCGACCTGCGTCCGATCGCCGTAGAGCTTGGGAAGTAGCCTCGAGGCCGTCCATTTCTTCGCGTCGATCGCCACGCGGGCGACGTCGGCGGGGATCTCGCCCCGCACGGCCTGCTCGGCCAGGTCGTCGATCCGCTCGGCGTGCGCCATGGCCCGCGCTTGGATCGCGCGCGTGTAGAGGAGGAGAAACTCCTCATCGCGGTTTAACCACGTCCAGATCGACTTCGTGTCGGGCATATCCTCCTGCGCTGCGATCGACTTGATCGACCTGCCTTCGGCCACCAGGGTGCATATTTCCTTGATCAGCTCCGGCGTCTTTTTGGTGGGCCGTCCGGTCATGGCATTTGATCTCCGTGCATGGCTTGGCGGTATTCGCTCAGGCTGACGACGTCTTGTCGTCTGAGGCGTTCGAGGCGATCTTGGCGCAGTGCGTGGACGATCGTGTCGAGTAGCTCTTTGGCCCAGGCGGTCGTATCTTCATCCCACGCCGTGCCGCTGTTTTCAAGCGCGCTGAGGCTGGCCTGGCATTCCTTGGCTATCTCGTCCCACACCTGGGCGCACAAGGCGTCTGCGGCGGCGGGATCGGCGTCAGAAGGGTATGTCATCGTCTAGGTCCGCGAATGCTGACTTGGATGGGCGTTGAACGGTCGCGCCTGGGAACGCGGCTTTGGTTGCCTCTGCGAAGGCGGCTGGTTGCCATTGTGACCAGGCGAGTAGGAGCTCGGGCAGCGTGACGACTGTGTCTGGGTGCTTTGAGTGTCGCGCTGCTGCGTCGTGGTCTGCTGGGTCGAGGACCACTGTGTAGGGTTTGCCTTCCCAGGTGATCGACCAGGTGTTGGGTGGGTTTGGACTGTGGCCGGCTTCGGTCGCGGCTTTGTCCAGGGCTTGCCATCCTCGGTGCAGGACTTGGGCGCGGTGCAGGACTGTGGCCACGTCTCCGTCCTGGATTGCCTCGTCCAGTTTCTGGGCTGCTGATCCGAACTTGTGTGCCAGGTCGAATGGGACCAGGCGCGGCAGTCTGTTGCATCCCCACTTGGCTTCCATGTCCGCTGCCATCTTGTCCAGTGGTGCGAGCGTCGCGGCCATGTCTCGTCCGCGCGTCCAGGTCTCTTTGTTCAGATGGGCCTGGTCTGAGGTGGATAGGCGTTTCACCTGGCTCATGGTTCAAATCCCGTTTTGTCACGCTCGTGACCGTGACACCGTGACACCCTTAAGGGTGTTGTCACGTTGTCACGCCCCCTCGAAAGCGTCGCTGTCACGTTGTCACGCTCATGTCACGGTGTTTTGTCACGCTCATGTCACGCTCCTTTCGGTCGTTTCCTTCTCCGTGATCCACCAAATCTTCCCCTGGTTGGTCGCCAAGCCGCGGTCCTTGATGGTCTGCTTGGCCCGGTGGAAGGCTTGCCGGCGAGCGTCTCCGTCTGCCGTTGTCTCCTGGTGGAAGTAGGTTCGCCATGTCTCTTCCTCGACGCATCGGGCTGAGAATGGGATGTGGTTGGACGGGACATGGTCGCCGTGATTGGCGATTGCTTTGCGGAGCGCCGTCATGGCGTCGGCCAGGTTGCCTTTGAGCTTGGGTTGCTTCCGGGCTGGCTCGATCGGGCCTGCGAGCGGCTCCAGGGCCAGGGACGTGGCGTCTGGATCCAGGCTGGACAGCTGGACCGTGATCATCCGGTAGCCGATCTCGATGCCGTCTTCGCCGTCCTTCTGCTTGGTGACCTTGAGCTTGCCGATGCGCTCGGGGCTGTCTTCGTCCGAGATTTTGGTGACCTCGAGCTCGGCGTCGACGGCGCCCAGGAGCGAGCTGTGTCCGCGCTGTCCTTTGGCTTCGTCCTTGCCTGAGTGGTGGACGATGAGGATCGCGCAGTTGAGTGCATCTTGTAGCGCCCCGACGATGGATATGAAGGCGCCCATGTCTTCTGAGCTGTTCTCGTTGCCGCCAGCGAAGGCGCGGGCCAGGGTGTCGACGACCAAGAGCTTGGGCGTCAGGCCTTTGGCCTTGATGGCTTGGATCAGGGCCTCGGCGTCTTCCATGGTCGATCGCAGGTTCAGCTGCGCCTTGACGAAGGCGATGGGCGTGCTGTCGGGCAGGTTGTGGTGCTGCCGGCAGGCGTCCCAGCGCCTCTTGAGGCCTGCGCCCCCTTCGCCGGCCAGGTAGACGACGTCTCCCTGGTTGGTAGAACGGGAGAAGGCGTCTGTGCCGTTGGCGATGGCGCTGGCCAGGTACAGGGCGCAGAAGGACTTATAGCTGCCGGGCTTACCGTACAGGGCGCCGAAACCCTTGGCCGGCAGCAGCTGGTCGATGAGCCAGGTGATGGGCTCGTCCTTGAGCTCCTGGGCCATGATCAGGTGGATGCGCGGCTTAGGTTCTGCCGGGCTTGTGGCGACCTCCGTGCTGGCCTTGGGCGCCGGCTGGTGCTTGGCGTTGATCTGCTCTGCGATCGTGGGCTCGGGCGGCCTGATGGCCCTCAGGGCGGCCTTGCGGTCTCCGTTGTGGCTGAAGGTTGCGTACAGGTCGAAGGGGTCCGTGAGCTTGCTCGAGAGCGGGTCTTCGATGCCGTGATGGCTGTAGACGCACCAGTGGCCGTAGGCGCCCTTGAAGACGACGACGCCGGCCGTGCCTGAGGTGGACCCTGGGCGGATGTATCGGTAGGCCTCGCCTCCTGGGCCGTGCGGATCGCGGTAGACGAACTTGTAGCCCTGCCCTTCCAGGGTGCTGCGTACCCAGGCCAGGTCGTGGGCATTGTTGAAGGCGTCGATCGCGCTGGGCGCGTCGGGCGTAAGGACAGTTGTCGGCGCGGCGGTCGTTGTCGGCGGGGCGGTCGAGATGTGCTGCTCGACGGCCTGCTGCTTTTTGCGCTCCTTGTGCCATGCCAGGGCCTTGGCCACGTCCATGGCAGGACCGTCATGCCGGTGGCTCTTGAAGGCGCTGACGGCCTCCTGCGTGCCGACGCGGGGCATGTACCAGGGTTGTGACCAGCGCCTGTTCTCCGGCACGTCGGTGATGAACACGCCGCGCGCGTGCAGCTGGTCCACCAGGTAGGTGACGACCGCGTCCAGCTCTGCCGGCGACTTCATGCGTGCCGGGATGAGGATGCGGTACTTCCACACTGTGCCTGGGACGTAGCTGTGCGTCGTGTGGGCGAAGAAGCCCACGCCGATGTCTTCCATGGCGGCGATCGCGTCGGGCAGTGGCGGTGCGCCTGGCTGGATCTCGCCTGTCTCGGGGTCGAAGCTGCTGTCCCCGTCGATGATGCACAGGTCGGCTTCTTTGAGGTTCTCGTCGGCGCGGCGCGGTTCGACCAGGTCGCCGCCTCTGACGTAGTAGCTGCCGTCCTTTTGTCCGACCTTGGGTACGGACAGGCGCCGACAGAATTGATCCCAGGGAATATCTTTGACGGACAGCGAAACGTCGGTGCGTCCGTTAGCTGCCAGAGCGATTTTCAGTCTGGCATTTTCGTCGGTTGTTGTTATATCTTGGGACATGCCGCGTGGGTTCCTGCTTCGCGGTGGTTGCCAGACTTGCGGCGCCGGCCTTGCGTCAGCCGGCGCCGCATATCGTTTACGGTCTAAAACTCATCGATGTCACTAGTGACCGGAGCTTTAGGGGCAGGCTTTGGCGCCGGCGCCGGAGCTGGGGGCGCTTCTTCCTTCATTTCGGCCGGCACTGCAACCCAGCTGGTGATGGACCACTTGGGTGCCTTGAAGCGCAGCTCGCCTTCCGGCGTCTTGATCTTCACGACCTCGGTGCCTTCGATCGTCACCACCGGCACCTTGCCTGGATTGGCGGGCGCCTGCTCGAGGAACTGGTCGTGCAGCGTGTCCACTGCGCGCAGTACGGTCTTGCTGGTGGGCGTGAACTCGCGCAGGCCGTGCTCCTTGAGGAACATCTTGATGCGCGCGGCCTGCTTATAGTCGTTGCCTGGCTTGGCTGGGAAGCGTTCGCCTGCCTTAACCATCACGGCGTGATAGTTGGGCGAGAAGGTGATCCAGCCCATCTCGATGTCGTCCAGGGCCATGATGACCTTCACGGGGAAGGAGATCTCGACCTCGTTCTTTTCCCATGTGCCATCGCCGGCGGGCTCGCGGTTCACGGCCAGCATGTCGCCCGACTTCGCGTCGAACTTCACCACCGGCAGAAACTTGGAGCCGCTTGAGTTGGTCTCGGTGTTAAATCCCAATGCCATTTTCATAGTCCTTTGTCTTGATGCCGCTGAACCCCGCGGCCGGGATGTCGTTAGCGCGAGGCGCCCCAGTAGGCCATGAGGGCCGCGTCGGCGCGGCCGTCCCACTTCTTGAGTGCGAATAGGTGTGCGTATGCCGGGAAGAGCTCGGCCGCGCGTTGGCGGCTGCCGTCCTTCCCGTCGCGCACGTTGAGATCCTTCTGCCAGCGTTGCGGCGTGACGTACTGCATGGGCATACGCAGCGCGGAGACGACGCCTTCCACCATGCCCACGCCGCGGCCGAACTGGAATGTGCTGCTGACCCCTTGGCCTGGCATGGCGCCCACGCGCTCCAGCACGACGAGCGTGATGGGCGGCGTGCTGAGGCTCACCTGGGCGCGGCCGATGGTCGTGGCCAGGAGGGCCGGCGAGATCTCGCGCTTGGCTTTCCCGCTGCGTTGCACTTCCACGGTCGGCATGTCGATGATCTCGAGCGTGCCGGCGGCCTGGTCGAAGAATGCAAGAGCGCCTGACGCGCCTGGGTCGATCGCGAGGATCACTTCGGCGCCTCCGGCAGTGGCATCCAGTGCGTCGGCTTGAGCGTGTGATCGCCGTTGCTCCAGCTGAGGCTAAGGACGTTCCAGTAGGCGACGTCGGCAAAGCCGGCCTTGTCCCATACGAGCACTTCGGTGCCGTCTACGGGCGCGGTTCCGATCGGGCGCCAGGTCATGCTTTCTTGCCCTTCGCGATCTTGAGCGTCAGCCCGAGGACGTTGCAGTAGCGCAGC